ATAATCGCCTCCGCATAATCCGTCGACTGCCAGATGATCGTCGCCGCGTCATCCCTTAGCCGCGAAAATGTAAGAAACGAGATCATCGTCGAATCCGTGGGTACGTCCGCCGACAGCGGTGCAGACAATGTAAGCGATTCCGTTCCATTGAAGTTGTCGATCGATCCCGTCACCTGGACGAACCGATTCGCGCCTCCGTTACGGGAGATCAACGCTAGGAATCGACGCGCCGGATCAGGGAAAAAGAATCGCGTGTAATTCATCGATTGAATATTCAGAACACTCGACGACGAAGTCGCCGTCACCGCCAGCACTAAATCCTGATCCCACGTAGGCTGCCAGAACGGCGCGAACCTTCCCTTCCTCGCGAGAATGAACGCACGAAACGCCGTGATCTTCGAATGCATATCGATCCACCAGGGGAGCTCGTGCGACACGATCGCCGTCCCGCCTTTATCGTCAACCGTGATCGGGCCGATCCCCGGGTCCATCGTCACCGTCGATCGCGCGTAATTTCTTTTCAATCCGGAGGCCCAATTCGGCGGGATTTCCAGAACGTCATATCCCTTGAACTGCGTCAACGATTGCGACGGCGTCGCCGCGATCTGCAACGCTTCGCCTGAAAACTCTATGTCGATCTGATCGCCGCCGCTCCACAATCGCGATAACTCCAATTGATTCGCGCAACGCCCCAAAAATAGAGGCACGATCAACGCGCCCTTCCCTGCTGTCCACGCGAACTGAGTGGGCGCTGATAACGTCACACTCGAGCCCGTCATTGAGAGGATCGTCAACGCTTCGAACGTAAATTCGTCCTTCCAAATCATCAGCAGTCCGCCCGGCGCGAAAAGTCGATCGACCGTGTTCACTTGCAATACGAACGATCCCGCCAATACATCCGCCTGCAGCTCCTGCAAATCAGGCCAGAACGGGACGCCATACGGTCGATGCTGCCATCCCCATATCAACGATTCCATTCCCGCCGCCGATCGCGGATCGAGAGCCATCGCGCGCATTTTTATTCCCCGTCGCGATAGCGATCGCAACGATCGGCGCTGCTCCGAATCGTCGTAAGCCACCAGGACGTCCGTGAGGTCTTCGATCTTTTCCTCTATTCCCTCTCCCCAATCCGGCGCGACGGAAAAAACTAAAATCCGCGATCCCGTCACGAACAAATCCGTTCCGGAAATTCCCGCGAATGTAAACACCACCGCCTCGGCGATATTCGCGTCGCCGACAGCAGGCACGAGTGCCTGAAAAATTATCGATCCCTGCGGACCGATCGTTTTCGGGAGCGTGAACGGATTCGAGATCGTGATTCCTCCGGACCCCGTGATCGTGATCGCCGTCAAATCCTCGTTGTTATCGTGGAACGTGTTCCACACTTCGACGGGAAATTGCGTCGAACTCAAAACGTTTCCAACGGCTTTCACGCGAGGAATGACGATGATCCGCTCGAAAAGATTGAATCCGAACATCAATTGAAGCAGCCCTGAATGATCGCCATGGGCGGAACTCGACGGGATCGCTCCGCCACTCGTTCCGAACAGCGCATTCGAAGAAACGGAGATCGACAATCCCGGACTTCTAACGCCACTCACTCCGCTGTAGTTGTAAGGCGTCGCCTGTAGGTTTGGATCGACGATGATCCCTGGATAATCTGCCATGCGCTTAGACGACCTTTTTCACTGCGAAATACGGAAACATCGTGTAAGTGTCCGCGCCGATCACATAATCTGACGCGGGAGAGAATCCCTGCCCTACTGCGCTCGTTACGAAGATCGTCGGGACGGTTCCCAGCGGGGAATATCCCGGTCCTGATCCATCGCGCTGCGCGTAGAGCAAGCACGGCAATAAATTAGCGCGTCCGTCCTGCGCGCTCACCTGATGATGCTGGAACGATCCGGCATTGCCGGTATTCGACGCCGCGTAACAAGGGAACTGCGTGTGCTGCGCTGGGGCCGAGAATACCCCGCTCCCTAGGATCGGAGACGATCCTATTTTCCCCGTATATCCATCCGCTCCGACCGTGGTGTCCGAAAAACTGATCCATTTTCCCGTGAAGGCATCCACGTCCGCGCGTACAAATCCGCATGCCAATCCCAACCCATCTCCCGACGTGAACGGACATCCCGCCGTCACCGTCGTCGCGTCTCCCGCATACGTGTTCGCGGGAAGCGTTTGGTGCAAAAAAACTCCGTCGAACGTTCCCCAGAAATAATCGCCGCCCGTCCACGTCCCAACCTTTGACAGGCTCGATCCCCATCCCATGTGAGTGTAGATACCCGACGCACACTGGGCGACGACAACGACATGCGCGTTCGTCGCGTCCGTAAAAAAATAATAATTCGGGATCGCGCCCGACTGGAGACGCATTCCAGCGCCTACCGGATGCGTGGCATCCGCCGAGCTCGCCGGAGCGCCCGCCTGCTGATTGTTCCACGCGTTCCCGCCGACATACGCCGTCCCGAGATACAACGCGATCGAATACCCGAATGCCCCGGCAGAGAAATCCTTGAACGGTCCGACTTCGTTCGTACTCGCACGGAGGTGCACGTACTGCGCGCCTTTGTGAATGTGAACGCGCCATCCCACGCCATCCGCCACGCTTGAATCCAAAGTCCAGCCATTCGCCACCAGGAAGGTTTTCAATTTCTGAACGAGATCGACAGGACTGGAAGCCGTAGAATTTTCGAACGCCATCTTTTAAGCCTCTTTGATCGCGAAGTAGTCGGTCTGGGTAGTTCTGAAAACATTCGGTACCACATAGTGAGCGACTCCGCCGATCGTCACCGTATTTTCCGCAGCATTCGAAAATCCCGTCACCGCGAAAATCCCATCGAGCTCGCCGTACACATTTGGAGACGCATCAGTGAGAATGATGGGAAGCAGCACGTATCCGCCGCCCAAATTATCGCGGAGATCAGAAGCTTGATTATTTCCCCAATTTCCATACGGCCAAACTTTCCCTCGATTCGATCCAAAGGCCGGCTCAACCGATCGATCGAATCCCATCCAGAAACCATCCGGACGACGCAATCGCAAACTGCTTCCCCACAATCCGGATACGCTGCGCTGCGGGGCGGGACAATTCGCCATCTCATTCCCGGCGTAACTCCATCTCCATCGCGCGTCCGTCGCTGCGGGTTCCGCGCCATCCCACGCCATCGATCCTCCGACAACGATCGGCGATGGAAACGCGCCAGGAGCCATATAGGACTGCAAATATCCTATATACGCGACGACGTACACCGTCGAAATTTTCGCGAGAATAATCGCCCGCCGCCCCGTCGCATAGAACCGATATGGAATCGACGCGTTCCAACAATTCAAAACCGGAGACGACTGCGACCCCGATACCGCGCCCAGAAATCCCGCCTGCGCTTCAAACGCCAGGGAAGAATCGAACGCGCCGAACGCGCCTAATCTCCAGTTGTAATAATCCGCGCCCACGTTCGAAAACGCTTTCGCCCCAAGGATCAGAGGATCAGCCGGAGAACCTAGCGATCCAGGCGCAGTCCAGATATATTCCGTCGAGGTCGCTCGATTCGCCGTCCATGCGTTTCCGCCCGCAAGTCCGGTGACGAACGTATTGAACAGCGCCATTAAATTTAGATAATCCGTCGCCGTTCCGTTTGCCGTTGCCATCTACCTGATCTCCGATTCGACGTGAACTCCCAATCCCATAACGAACGATGCGAGTTTTATCAGTAGAATTCCGCAACGAATCCGGAATGCCACGGCTTTTCCATGAGTGATTTTCACGTCCAGCGTAAGTTCCTTCACCGCATCGCGTGCGTCATAAATTGCTTCCGCCATTTTTACTGACTCCTTCCGATCGCTTTCGCCGCGCCTTTCGGATTATTCGCAAGATGGGAGACGACAACTTTTCCCGCCGCGTCCGACTTGAGATGTTTTAGCACGATCCCTTCATCGAGCCCGACTTGCAGATGGACGGAATGCGACGACGACGCTCCGCCCGTTCCGCCAACAAGCCCGCCGTGCGCGAATTGCGCCACCGGTGCCGCGTGAATCATTTTCCCGACGTTGAATCCGCGGTTCATGCTGGATAACGTCGCCACGCCGATCGCCCTCACCGCCGCCGCGCGCATGACGAACTCACCCGTCGAGAGACGCGCGGGGATCGAATCCGACGTTCCCGTCCCTGGCCCGAGGATCAATCCGCCTTCCGCCGCCCCGCCCCCGCCGCCGCCGCCCGACGCGTTCGCGATCAACATCGTATCCGCCGCCACCTGGAGTTGCGCCGCCGCGACTTCGATCGCCGTCGCGCCCGCCAACAACGTCGCCCCCGTCGCCGTTAACGTCGCCGCGCCCGTTACGAGGGACGTACCGCCCGCGACGATCTCCGTTCCCGCCGCCGCCAACGCCGTCGCCGCCGCTGTCAAAGGGGCCGCCTGGGCCGTTCCCGCCGCCGCCGACGACGCGATCTTCGTCGCCGGATTATCGTTCGCGCTCAGGCCGGGGATCGCCTTCAATAATTTCTGCGTCGCGATCTGGGCCAACATCCCCCCGACGATCTTTCGCAACGATCCTGTAATCGAATCCGCTAGTCCCGCGAACGCCTGCCCCAACGTCCTCGCGCCAATGATCCCCGTATCGAAGAATGATTCGAACGATCCCTGCAAACCCTGCTGAAATCCGCCTTTGATTTTCGCGAGGTCTTTCGCCGCGTCGTTCGCTTCAAGCTCGATCTGTGACACCGATCGCTTGAAGTCCAACGCCTGCTGGATATTCGCTTCGTTGCCCGTCGCCTTCGCCGACGCGAGCTGGGCGTCCGCGATTTTATTCAGATTCGCGAGACGCGACGCGTCGAGATCGCGGAGTTGTTCATCCGCCTGAATCTGGAAAATCTGTCCCGACTGGACGCGCAACTCGATCGCCGCTCGATCGTCCGCGAGAGATTTCAGCGCGTCTTCGCCCGCTTTACGCTGATCGGTGAACGTCGCCGCCGCCGCCGTCAGGTCCTTGTACTGCTGAATTTGAACTTCGATTTCCGGATTTCCCGCGCCAAGCTGTGAAGTCAGCAAGAGACGGAATTCCGCTTCCTTCGCGTCCGCCTCGATCTTCGCCGCTTCCGCCGTCTTCCCCTGGATATCGAGAATCGTTTTCCGGAATGCCGTCAGCTTTTGCAACTGATCCTGCTCGGCCTTATATCGAGCGAGATCCTGTTGGACTAACTTTGTTTTTCCCGCTTCCTCCGTTACTTGGATTTTCGTATCGAGCGCCGCGATCGCTTCTTTCGCCTTGATGACAGACTGCTGATCCTTCGCCGCCGCCGCTGAAAATTCCTGCCCTACCGGCGTATCGACGCCCGCCTTTGTCGCCTTCGCTCGATTCCCGCGCGCCTCCGATTGGAATCGATCGGCTAACTTTTGCTCGTTCGATTTCTCCGCCTGCAGCGCCGCCAACTCTTCTCGATTCCCCTGCTCGATCTCGACTTTTCGCGCTGCGTAATAATCACGTAACGACAGCAGTCCGCGTTCGAACTCCGATTGAGCGACCGCCTCGCGTTGATTCGCGAACGCTTTCTCGATCTCCACGTCCGCAAGAAGCTGTTTATTTTTTCCCTCGATCGTGAGACGGAACAGTTCGTCGGCCTGCTGCTGCGCCTTGAGCGCGCCTTTCGTCGCTTCGTCGTTCTGGATCGGGGGATTCTTCGCGCGTTTCGCGTTCGCATCATCGATCCGCGCTTTCGCTTCGTCCTGCTCGCGGTGAAGGCCCTGAAGCTCCGCGATCGCCGCATCCTCGCGCGATTGAAAGAAATCATCGATCCGCTTGTAATCCGCCTGCGTGTTAGCGCTCAACAAACGATTCGCTTCCGCAAATCCTTTCGTGAACGTGTCCGCCGCCGCACGCCCGAGATTCTGAATATCCGCCGAGCCCTTCGCGAATGCGCGCCCGATCGTATCCACGAATCCGATCGCGATCGTCGCGATCTCGCGGAATACGTCGCCCGCGACTTGCCCCATTTTTCTGAATCCCGAGACGCCCTCGCCCGTCGTCGCCGCGAGGATCGCGTTCGCCACGTCCGTCAACGCTGGAACGATTCCCGCTTCGAATTGCCGCGCCGCGCCTTCCGCCGCCGCCTCGAGGTCCTTGAGCGCCGCCTGCGTGATAAGCAAATCCCGCGCGGTATCCGTCGTCAGCAGGTTCCCGAATTTTTCCGCTTCTTCCCGCGCGTGATCGAATCCGTCGCCCGCGAGATTCGTCATCGCGTTGATCGTCGCGCCCGTCGCGTCGCCCAACAATTTCGACGCCGCCGCTGTTTTCTGGAATCCAGGAGGCAGTGCGCCCAACGCGTCCGTTACCTTGCGGATTTTCTGATCGGAATTTAATCCGATGAAATCCTTCGTCGAGAGTCCGACGAGCGCGAGGGATTTCGCCGCTTTCTGATTTCCCTGCTCCGACTGGGTGATGACCGTCGATAATTTCCCGAGCGACGCCTGCATATCGCCGACTTCGCCGCCCGCATCCTTCACCGCCTGCGCGTAAACGGAGATCGTCTCCGTCGAGATTCCCGTTACCTGGGAGAGCCGCGCGATCTTGACGCCCGATTGGAAAACTTCGTTTCCGAATTCGGCCAGCTTTTCGACCGCGAGAATTTCGATAAACCCCTGGAACGCCTCTTTCAAACCCTTCGTCGAATCCGCGACTTCTTTTTCTTTGGATTTGAGCGTCTGCAACTGCGCGATGAGTTGCTTGATCGCCGCCGCGACTCCGCCGTCTTCCGCTGTTATTTTTACTTTTACGTCTGGGGCGTCAGCCATTTTTCGTCGCTCACCTTAAAATCTTCGGCGGTTCTGGCGGTTTGCCAGGTCTTTTCTTGTGTGGAGCAATCGTCGCCCAGATTAGAAGGTCAATGTGGTAATTTTCCCGCGCGGATTCCTGTAGGTAATCGATGAATGCTAGAAAAATATCGCGCAGCGGCCAGTTAACGACTATCTCGACCCTCTCCGGATCGAATCGCGCGACTTTTCGGATTATCGGGGCGAAGGTGCCGAGATCGACTGATCCGCGCTCACGGTATCTGGGACCGGAGCGATCGGGCTCGAAGATTTCGGGGAAGTCGTCGATGATTCCTCCCCTAATAGAAAAAAAGCGATCACGAAATTCACGATCTGAGTTCGCATCGCGACTTTCTCGGCGGTGTCGGTGATGTCCGCGAATATTTCCGCGTTCCGCTCCGCTTCGTCGCGCCGCCATTTCTGTCCGACTTCTGTGAGGATTCCCGCGACGATATGATTCGCCATCCCCGATCCCATGATCGTCACGAGCAATTCGTGCGCGGATTTATTCGTCTTCTGACCGCTCGCGAGTCGAACTAGGCAATCGTTCGCGCCCGATTGACCCAGCCAATACAGGATGTAATCGTCCTGCGCCGCCGTGACGCGCTGGGATACGCCCTCGAAATCTCTTCCGTCGAGCCTAATCGTTTCTCCCGCCATTTTTCCTCGTTGAAATAAAAAGCGCGCTGATCGCTTCTAGTAGGAAACGATCAGCGCGCTTGTGACCGTTCCTATCTGGAACGGTTTTACCACGTTTCTACGCTAAGAACGTCGCGCGATAGAACGGCTGCGTTGGGTGATTCACATAATCGCCCAGGATCAGCCCGTCCAATTGCCAATTTCCGTAGTCATCCGAGATCAATCCAATCTGACCAGTCGGCGACATGTTTATGTTCCAAACATCGAGCGCGATTTTCTGCCCGTCCGTTGGATCGGGCGAGAACTTAATCGCACCTTTGATCGTCGGAGAGACACCGCCCGCGACTTCCGTCTGCGATCCCACCAGCGTGTGGTAGGTGATCGTCGTCGCCATTCCATCAACCGCCCCCGTGGTCGACGGGAAATAAATAATTCCCTGGACCGGGTCCTGCAGGACGTAATCCGTTCCCGCAACGAGCGGCACGGAATTGTTGGTGACCACAGGCACCGTTCCGGTGCCATCGACGTTTCGATGAAGGGTTTGGAAATACCGTCCCTTGTGCGTGAGCACCGTCGCGGGCACGAGAATTTCCGCCGTGAACGTCACCGCCGTGGTGCTGACGGTCGTCTTTCCGTTGCCCATCAAAACCAAATCCATCACGTCGTCTTTGAAATCCGTCCCGGTGATCGCAATCTTGATCTGACGCTTTTTCAAAGCCGTCGCGATCAGGGACGCCGCCGAATTGATCGACTCATACAACTCCGCGATATCATCCTTCGGTTCGAGTTCCAACTTCGTGCAGTTCCCCAACGGATAAAAACCCTGCTGCACACCGTTGAGAATCTTCGCGAACATGATCAGCCCTTTTCCGAGCATAGGGACGTTGGGCAGGGCGTAAATTAAAGCTGTCATTTGCTGATTCTCCTTTGACTAAGCTACTTCAAAAAAAGCGGGCGCTGCGGATTTTTATCCGCTTGTTGTCGGAACGTCATCCTCTAACTTCGCCTGCTAGGATCGACTCGCAATGTCCGATACGAGATCGTGAACTGAATCATCGCCGACGCGATCGGTGTCTCACCCGACTTGGAGTTCCATTTCGTCGGCCCTTCCTCCACGCCATTCGCGAGGTCGCCAAATTTTTCATCCACGAACATTTGTGTCGTCACCCACTGAATGACCGAATCCAACGCCGCGTCCGCAGGGTTTCCAGAATTTCGGCACTCCAACTCCAGGACTAATTTTCTATGGGTCAACGGGGAATGTGCATGCATCTTGTCCGTGGGAATCGGCATGTCGTCCTGCGCATAAATCAGGATCAACGGCATCGAACCTTTTTCCATCGGATACATTCGCTCACGCAGGACCGTCAAATTCGCTGGCGCTCCGCTCGCCGTCATCGCCACGACGACTCTACTTATAATTTGCTCTCGAATCGTCGCCATCTATTTTTTTTTACGCACTCCATCCCGTGACGGAATCGTCAAACACGCCGTTGTACAGATTCGGCCCGACACCGGCAATCTGCGCGTTGCGGCGCGTCCAGTAGTTGAGAAGAAAATCCTTCATGCTCGCGGTCGCGAGCCCGGTCGGAAACTGAAACGACTGCTGCTCCTCGATCACCGTGCCGTTCTGAATCGCGGTATTTTCCCCGGCAGTCGCGCCGGCCCACGCGGACCCGGCTGTAACCGCTTTCGCAGTGCCGCTCTGCGTTACGGGAAACCAGAACAACGCGTTCACGGAAGTCCACAGCGAACTTTGATTGACGCCCAGAATGATTATCTGTTTTGCCATTTTCCCTCTTCTAGAGTCCGACACCCACCATGCTGCGCTGGCGCGGGCTACTCAAAACGAATGTCACGAGTCCGACGTATGCCGCCGTGATGCTGCCCGTGAACGTGGCCGTTACCGTGGTTGATTGCGCCGCCGCCGTTGAAAAGGTTTTCCAGTTCTGGTCGATAAACATGGCGGTTTGCCAATAGCCAAAATTGTCGGTGTACGAGTTCGTGCCCACGAAACTGGTTGGAGCCGCACCCACTCCAAAAGAGCAGGCGATAGCAACTCCGTTCGCCGCGCCCGGCGTGATCGTCGGGGATGCCATCGCTTTCGGCGACGCGCCAGAATAAACACTCGATACCGCGTACTGATCGAACGCGTTCACGCCGGAAAATTCTGTGATGTTCAAGCCGTGGCCTGACAGATTTGTGGCTGCCATCGTTACTGAAACGGTGTTCGCGCCCGTGGACGGCGCGAATCCGTACCAGCCCGCCGCCCAGTTCCCCGCGGTGATTTGAAAAACAGCCTGAAATGGAATCCACGTCGTGCCTACTGAATCCGAAATCGACGGCGTGCCGGGATTGTACCCGCCCGTCGCGCCGTGAATTTGCGCCAACACAACTAGTAAATCGCCCTTTGTGACCGAACTCGTGTAGGCCAGCGAGGCCGTCCCGCCGTTGCCCGTGAACGCGCCCTTCCCTTGAACAAACGCCGACATCAGACTTCCACGTAGGCGAGCGAGCCGCCCACGGCCACGGCTGCGGAGAGGTTGATGTCGAGCGCTTCACCAGCGACCGTTTCAAACCAGCCGTACTCGCTCTTCGGCATCACTTCGCCGCCGTTCGCCGCGTAGTAAGCGAGCCCGGTGAGATCAGTGGGCGTCACGTGCGACTGCCATTTCACGTTCACCGCCGCGCTCGCGGAGATTCTCAACTCGATCACGCGGATTTTTTTGCTGGTGACGGCCGCCACAATCGTCGTGGCCCCCGAGGCCGACGCGACGATTTTTGCAAACTTGACGGTGAGCGCCACGCCCGCCATGTAAAGTGAGCCAGCCTCGGTCGCGCAGTAGGCCGGAAAATTCGATACGTCGATGGGAACTTTTCCGCTTACGAGCGCCGGAGTTTTTGTATCGATTGACGACAAGGACGTCGCCGCCGTAGCTTGCGCCGCTGATGTCGCTGCGCCCGCAGGAAGTGGAAGCGCTGCTGCGGAAATCGCCTGAGTGTCAGCGGGCTTCGTTCGCGTCGAAAGCAGAACGTCGATGTTGTCCGTTTTCGCTTTGATCAGCGCGAGTGTTGCTTCCGTTGACGCGCCCGCTGGAAGAGGCAGGGCCGCTGCGCTAACAGGTTGCGTAGCCGGAAAATTAGAAACAGAAATCGATTCGCCGCCCACATCGACGGGAACTTTGCCGGACACCAGCGCCGGTGTTTTTGTATCAATCGATGAGAGCGACGTTTGCGCCGTCGCCTGATTCGCAGATGTGGCCGCGCCGGTCGGCAATGGTAGCGATGCTGCGCTGACTGCCTGCGTATCCGCTGGTTTCGTTCGCGTTGAAAGCAAGACGTCTATGTTGTCTGTTTTCGCCTTGATCGAAGCGAGAGTCGCCTCCGTCGATGCCCCTACCGGGAGAGGAAGCGCGACCGCTGAAACGGGTTGAGTGGCCGGGAAATCGATTCCCCTCCAACGTCTACCGGGATTTTTCCGCCCGAAAGCGCTGGGAGTTTTCCGTCGATAGACGCCAACGACGTGTTGCCCGTATCCTGTTTCGCCGCCGTGGACGCGCCAGCAGGAATCGCGATCACTACACTTTCGCCGCCGATATCGACTGGAACTTTTCCAGCAACGAGCGCGGGAGTTTTCGCGTCGATGTTCGCGAGCGAAGTATTTCCCGTGTCCTGCTTCGCCGCCGTCGATCCGCCCGGTATATACGTCATTCGATCACCCAGGACGAAATCCCATCCGCCAGAAAATCAATCGACGTATTCGGCGCGTCGAAAGAAACGCTCGTGTCATCTTCCACGTCATCCGAACCGGACGCCGCAACCGTCACCAAATGCGCATCGGAAGAAATTTTCTTTACCGTTATTCCTCTATCGCCATTCGCCGCCGACAGAGGGAGCGTGATCGTCACATTTCCAGCCGAAGAATCCACTAGCACCGAATCTCCCGCGATCGCGACGTAACTTGCTGAGACTTCCACGACACGCCCGCCCGCAGCCGCGTGAGGTACCGAAGCTGTCCCTGCCGTGTTCACGAAAAGGATTTGCGTCAAACCACCATCGCCAATCTTCAATCGCCGTCCGACGATTCCCGTCCGTCCATCGATCGTCATCGCATCGTCGATCCGAGCATCCGGAAACGCAGACGTTTGAACCGTGATCGTCGAGACTTGATCTTGGACCTGACCGTGTTCGACATCGCCGCCAAATACCTGCTCCACTTCGTCTAACAAACCGATACCCGCGACGCCGCCGATCACACACGGCAACGCCCCGCACGCCAGGAGCATGAGGGGAATGTCAGCGTCGCGGAATATCGTTTCAGTCATTCCGGTTATTTAGAAGCGCTGGTCGACTTACCAGGGCCACTCGCACTTGCGCCCTTCGCCGATCCTTGCACGTCCTCCTGCTGCTTTTTCGCGTCCGCATCCATTCCACGCGTCATTGCCGCGTTAGCAGGTTCGCCCTTGTTGATATCCGCCTCGGTGGGATTCTCTTTTGCAAGATCATCCTGCGACGGTTTTATATTCTTCGAGATCGCTCCCTTCGCGATCAAATCTTTCGCCTGATCGTCGTCGTCGAGATAAAAGAAATCGCCCGCCTTGACCGGCGCGCGATCCTTCCCGAACGAGACATTCGTCACCGCTCGATATTGAGTGCCCTTCGATTTCGAATCTGACATGTGTTCATTCCTTTCCCTTCTTAGGATTGTGAAACCCCGATGACTCCTGGACGAAAATGAAAATCCAGGAGCCATCGGGTCCGAAGTTATTACGAATGAGCGTTGCTGAACAGATAACCGAGATCGTTCGCGGTGATTAATTCTTTCACCGATTCGCCGATCCGGAGACGCACGCCGCCGCGCATCCCGAGGTCCTGATCGATAATCCGGCCCGCGATCCGCGATCCGAATTGGGCCGTCAGGCCGAAAGAGACGCCTTGATCTGCACTCGCGAGGTTATCGCGATACAGCAACGCCGCCATGTTTCCCCACACGCGTTGGAGCGTAGGAGTTTGTCCCGGCTTCGCCGTGTTCAAGAATCCTTCGCCGACGTATACCGCCTCCATCTCGAACAACTCTGCCAAGAAAGAGAGTGGAGCCACGCCCGCATCAGCGAGGTTCCCGTAATACGCCTTCACGATCTGAGGATTCGAACGCAACGACGTCGCGACGTTTCTCGCGAGAACGAGGATATTCGGGCGCATGAGCATCGAATCCCTCGCGGTCGTGATATCCGCGATAGGTGTCGATAGCGTGTAATCGTCCCACGCATGCGCGAGAGTGCTCTTGTTCGCGGTCGCGTAATTCGCCGCGTTGAAAACCAGATTCGCCGCTCGCACTTCGCGATCGAGCAAAATCAGGTTTGTCGTGACTTCCGTCCCGCGAGATTCGGGATCGTATCCGGTCCCCGCCGCGTTTTCGATATCCACCTGAGGAATCGGATTATCGAGTGCATAATCCACGGTGGAAGCCGTCAGTGCGGTCGCGCCGAATTCAGCCTGCGTTACCTTCGAGGTCCGGCCTACTTTCGTATCCGGAATCGTGAAGTTATCCGCCAGGTTGTACTTCAAATACCGAAAATCCTGCTTTCCCACAGGAACTCTCGGCAGAACATCGTCCGCAATCAAACGCGAGTTACGGTAATTCACCGTGATCGACGTCAGAAACGGAATTACTGGAATCGGTGTATTTGTGGCCAAGACGTACCTACCTTTCAAACTTTAGATTTTTCGTGCGCCCGACGAATCGGGGCCAAGATTTTTTGTGAACGAAACGGGAAATTACGGAAGCAAGCTGCGCTCGACCAGGACCGGGATCACATCTCCCACTACGCCCGACTCCAGCGCCTCTCCGATTACTCGATTCGTTGTCGCCGCCACGATCCCCAATCCCGCCGCATTCGCCGTGACTAGTGCTCCACGCGCAACCGTGCCGCCCAGTTTCACTTCCATGATCCCCATCAGCGTAACGTCGAGACGATCGCCGAGGGCTGGATTGCAAAACGGGTCAGTCACTCCGAGCAGCGCATCGGTTGCCGCCGCCGCCAGAACTACGGTTCCCGCCGCCGAAAACTTCACAATCGAACTCGGTGTGATCCCCGCCGCTCCAGCGATATAGCTCTTTTTCAGAATTTGATTCGACACTGTGCAACTCCCTTCGATCTTTAAGATTTTTCGTTCTACTTCCGATCTCGCTTACCGCTTACCGCGTGGGCACACCTGCCCGCTTGTAAACGAATTCCGTCGCCTCGATCATCGAAATCTTGGCTCCCTTGGCGTTCATTTCGTCGTGATACGTCTTCGCCTCGCGGGCGAGCGCGTTCGCGTCAACTGGTTTTTTGTCCTTCGCATTCGGAACGATTTCTTCCGTCGCGACGTGATCGACTGGCTTGGGCGCGTCATTGCGGATCGCTGTCAGCTGCGACGCTTTCTTTTCGTTCTCCGCCTGGACAACCCTGACAGCCGCTTCGGGTCCGGTGGTCTTCCCATCGAACTTTAATCCGGCGATCAATTTCTCGTGCCCAGGAATCAAAACGCCCTCGACTGCCTGGATTCGCTCGCGCTCCGTTTTTGCGCCGTCGTCGAAGCCCGCCGTGAAATGCGTATCCGCGATCGCTTCGAACTGCGGTTCAAGCGTCGCCTGCATTTCCTTAGAGAGCCCCTCGATCGGAGCGACCGGAACTAACTTAAGTTTTGTCTTCACTTATGTTTCTCCTCTTCCTCAGAATTTTATTTCTGGTACCGCTGCGCGAGACGTGCCACCGCACCTTGCAGCTTTATTTCATTTTCATGATTCAGCGCCGCGACTTGCGCGCCCATCGTGGAAACACCGTCCACGAGGCCCGCCTTGACCGCCTGCTGCCCAAGAAAAATTCTTCCGTCCGCCATTTCGTCGGAGACTTTCGCGACTCCGACGCTGCGATTCCTCGCAACGGTTTCGACGAAATTCGAATAGATGTGATCGACCATCGATTGAATCGACGCCCGCCCATCCTGAGTCAATGGTTCGTGACTCGACGCGATCCGCTTGTACTTCCCCGCCGTGATCTCCGTCACCTTCACGCCCGCCGCGTGCTCCGCCTGCGAATAATCCTCGTGCGTCGCCACGACGCCGATCGATCCGACTTTCGTCGAATTATCCGCCGCATAAATTTTATCCGCCGCTGATCCGATCCAATACGCCGCCGACGCCATCGTGCCATCCGCGATCGCCACGATCGGTTTCGATCCGCGCGCGCTGTAAATCGTGTTCGCGAGTGATTCCGTACCGTCAACCGTTCCACCAGGGGAATCGATCAACAATACGATCGACTTCACTTCCGGATCAGCCATCGCGGCCTTAAAATCCGACTCGATCATCTGCATCGAGGTCCCACCAGAAATATCCATGAACAGATTTGCTTTCTTTGCCAGCACGCCTTCGATGTTTACGATCGCCGTCGATCCGTCCAACGCATACGGAACGCGTTCATTCTTGACGGGCCGTCCGATCCGCGCTTCTACCGCCGCGATATCGATCTTGTCGCCACGAAGATGCGTCGCATAAATCGCGCGAATCTCCAGGAGTTTTTCGGGCAGGATCGCCCACGGTGAATTGAGAACGTCGATCACTTTCATTGTTTTTCCCCGTCGCCTTGTTCCGGCGTATCTGGATTATCCGCAGGTGGAACAGTCGGATTTTCCGTCGTATTCCCCGGCTTCGCTGGATTCTCCGATCCCTTCGCGCCCAGGGGCTTGATCGGCTGTACCGCTTCCGCTTCGAGTCCGCCCGCGACGCGTGCTTCTTTCTCGCGCACCTGTTGAGCATGGACGTCTTCCCACACCGTCCCGCGAAGCTCCATCGTTTCCTGTTTGCGCGTCGATAGGCCGACTTCCAATCGCAACTCCGCGGCTTGAACTTCTTTCAGCGGATCGATCTGCCCGGGGGCATCGCCGACCCAATTCGCGGAGACATACGCCGCGCGGATCACCGCATCATCGAAAAATCCCGGTGCGTCAACGCGTCCGCTCGCGATCGCTTCCTCCAGGAATGCTTCGTAGATCGGCTGGCAAAACTGCGTCGCCATGAAATCCCGCCGCAATTTGAAAACTTGCCACGCCTGGAGCAACGCCGCGCGCGCCGCCGAATAACTCGCCGTGAAATGTTTTATGAGAACTTCGAACGGAAGGCCCAGCGCGACACCGATCTGCCGGAGAATCGATTCGACGAATCCGTCATACGCCGTATTTGGCCGCGTAGGATTCGCGAACTCGATCGTCTCTCCCGGAACTAGATCGACAATCGATCCGTTCCCCATTCCAATCTGTTTTTTATTATCGACCAGCGTTCCGCCGCCCGCCGCGCCGATCCCCGGCGTACCTAATCCGTCGCCCGCCTCCGTTTTCACAAACACCGTGAACATTCCGGAGACTACCGCCGCCATCAACTCCGCTTCGGTATAGCGATCGAGTTGCTTGAGCTGCTCCATCACCGTCGCGAGGTATGGAACTCCGCGATTCTGTCCAGGACGTTCGCGAGGGAAAAGATGCAAAACATTTCGCCGCCCGGTTTGCGTTCCGAACGCTTTGACGCGATCCCACTTGAGAGACGCCGCCGCGACATCTCCAGGATGCTGACTCGCGATGTGATACGCGATCGGCGCACCCGTCTTATCGATCTCGACTCCGCCGACGATCCGATTCCCCGGCGTCGCTCCGTTATACGCCGTTGTCGTCGTCTGCCCGGAAGTCGTAACGATCTGCGAGGTGATCGCTTGAGCGCCGAGCTCTGGAACGAGCGCCACGATCCCCGCTGCCCCAGGCGTCGCGATCCGATCCGCCTCGATCAACTGAATCCGGAGCGAATAAGCACTCGACTTCCCGCTCTGGCCCACCATAGGAAGGAGCGCGAAGTTATCACCGGATTCCAGCATCGAACGAAATGCGAGCGCCTGGAGGCCGTAGAAATTCTGGGTCCGCGTGATATCACAATCCGGCGACTCCGCCCAGCACCGAAATTGACGCTCGACGTTTTCGATCCATTCCGCCTTCGCGTCGTCCGTCATTTTCAGATATTCGGAATCAGGCTCCGCCTGGAGAGACAATCCTGATCCGATGACGTTCGTTAACATCGTCCCGATCGCGCCCGTCGCGATCGGCGTATTCCGAACTAGATCGCGGGATCGCGATCTCAAGGTGAGCAAATCGTAAACCGTATCCACGTCCGCGCTGTTCGCGTTCGTGAACCACGACTTCGTAGAAGTCCGATCGTATCGACCGCCGACGTATCCGCCGATGATCGCCATCGTCGCGCGGGCCTTCATTCTCCGAACAGCCATATTCGGAGACACATATCCGATCACGCGATCGAGAAGCGTCGCCGGACTAGCGTCTTTTTTTTCTGCCATTTACACGAAGTCCAGCGGAACAACCCTGCGGACTCGCGCGCCAGCGGTTCCGTTCACTTGATCGCGCGTTAATCGATCCACCAGATTCTGGTAGAACACGACGATGTTATGAACCTCTGACAACTGCGCACGCTTGAACGCTCGACCGCCGACAGAATATTCCTGCGCTCCAGTTGCAAGCGCCAATTCCGCCGCCGCATACGCGTCGAACGCAATCTGAGCCGTTGCCAAAGTGAAAGCCGCCATAGTGTGTCGAGCGTATCTGGTTTGTTAACGCTATTGGAAGAGATTCGCCGGATGTGTTCCGCGAATTAGCTAACGCCTGGGTTTCTGACCGATCGCACGGGGGTATTTTCCGACACTTCGATTTTATTTTCGCTCAACAAATCCGCCCGCACTTTCAACTCGCGCAATGTCTGCGCGCCCAACGAATAAAGCGCCGCGAGCGCATAGACCTCCAGGTCGAGCGCCTCGTTTCGCGTTCGCGTCTTAATGTACTCGCGGATCGCTCCGCGTCCCTTTCGATATCTCCGCACGGCTTTTTCCGCCGTCAACTGCGCGAGATATTCATCGTCGATCCAATCCGGGAGATGCATGTATCCAGGACCGCTCGCGGGGATTTTCATTCGCGCGAAGATTCGATCTTTCGCCGTATCCGTTCCGATCATCCACAATTTTATTTTGTATTGATTGTTCAGTGAATATTTTCCAAGGATTTCCTTCCCCGCCTCGCTCGATCCTTTCAAAGCCCACACTCGCCGATTCTGCCGCGCCTTCACGAATCGGTACACCGAATCGGAATGCGATCCCCCCGAGTCGATCATCGTCGCGCGAATGTTCGTCGTCGCTCCACTGTCATGCGTGAACGGATGCAGCAGAAATTCGTCCAACTCTTCCCATACCGCCTCCTGCCCTGGATCACCGAAGAATTGCTGATACGCGACGAGCCAGGATTCCTCGCGATCGCCCCATCCCTTGACGACAGCTTCGATTCGGTCGTTCTGCACGTCCGCCGACGCCGTGAGAATCCCTACGCCCTTCGGTACGTCCGCCTTATATTTTTCCACGCGCGCGCGCAGCGCCGAATGCTCAACCGCTTCCGAATCCTCTTCCCACGTCTCGCCCAATCGAAGATTGATAAACGCTTTCAACTTTTCCGGATTTCGCTCGACCGCCGTCGCCTCGTGCCACTCCGCCGCGAGCGCCGGCCACAATTCCCGCCACGGCGAATACAACGCGTTCAAACTGAATCCGACGATCTCGCGATCCGGAAATTTCGCGATCCACTTCCCTCCGTTCAACATCTGCTGTTTATACCGCTCAGGAATTCTCTGCTTACATCCCGCGCAGATATACGCGACTGATTCCGCGACGATCGATCCGTCGTCGCGCACTTCATAAGTCAGCCGATATTCTTTCGTTAGGGGATCGCGCCATTCTAGAGGTTGCATCTTCTGGCAGAACGGGCACGGCACATGGAAATATCTCTGATCCGACTTTAGAAAATCTCTCTCGATCGGTGAAACGCCTTTCGGTTTCGCTGGCGTCGATCCCTTGATGTGCTTCCAATCCGAGAACGCATCCGACCGCCGCGCCGCGATCGCCTGCGGATCGCCTTCGCCGTCCACGTCCAGGGGATACGCGTCTACTTCGTCGTAAAGAATTATCGGCACCGGATCGGATCGCAACCCCGCGCCCGAGTTCGCGCCCGTCAATTTCAGAAATCCACCAGGGAATTCTTTCAGGGACAGCGTGTTCCCAGCCTTTCGCGAAGTCGCGGGCCGGATCGCCGCGCGGAGACTCGGCGTCGATTCGATCATCGGCGTGATGCGCTTCTTGCCGTAATCCTTCGCGTTGTCGATCGTGGGCTGAATCATCATGATCGGTTTTGGATCAGCGGAAATGTAGTAACCGATTATTGAATTCAGGACCGCTTCGCTGTATCCGACCTGAGTGCTTTTTTTGATAACGACTTCATGAACGTTCGGCGAGAGGATCGCGTTCATCATTTCGATTTGAAATACTTCCGGATGGAACGGGCCAGGGCGTGACGTCGTTCCTTTCTGCAGGACGCGATTCCGCATCGCCCATTCCGAGATCGTGATATCGCTCGGAGGCCGAAAGAGATCAAACGATTCGCGGATTATTCTTCCGAGGCTACTTCCTTGATGGGTAATTACTTCCATCGTCCGCCAATTGGTTGAGGGCATCTTTGATCGCCTGCTCGATCTTCGCCTGGATCATCACCCGCGATCCCTCGCCCATCACTTCGACCGCGAGACGCGGAGGCACCGCCAGCAGTCGCGCCTTCGTCATCAACACTAGATCAGACAGCGCCGCGCGAACATCAGCCAGCTTTGCCGTCTGCCCCCTTTTTAACGCGAGCTCCATTTCTTTCAACTCCGCATCCGCGCGCAATCCGCGAACGCGCTGATCGTTCAATCCCAGGAATTCTCCGCCGCCGACGTTCGCAGATTTTTTCTCGACTAAATCCTGGAGATACCGGATGTACCACAGCATGCACGCGCCGAGGTCGTACTGACCGCGCGCTTGGCGGGGCATTCCCTCTTTCACAAGTTGCTGGATTCGCCGCGTGTCCCGATTGAATGCCTTGGCGAGTTTCTCGACGTTGACGAGTGTCGCCATTTATTCTTTCGGTAAAACTTGCGCGAACGTGCCGAACTGCGAGAGAAAAGTTTTCAGCGCATCGATCGCGCCGCGCGGGATCAGGCAGTGTCCCGTCGTTTTCAAAGCCAGGAGAACGTCGTCCAGGTCCTCAGTGCATCGATCGACATCGAAACGCTTTTCCCTGCGAAGGTGGATCAGGACCGCTAACAGGATGACGTGTTCTTCTGGCCGGATTACTTCGGGCGACTTCTCCATGACTTACACCCCAGGGATCGGTATATGAATTATCGGGTTATAGTCGAAACCTTTCGACTTATTTTCCCGCATGTGCGCCTTCCGCCCCGTGTCGATCTTGACGATCGTCGATCCCCATTTCATTTGTAGGGCGAACAACTGCGCTTTCTCCCGCTCCATATTCCGATACGTCGCGCATCCGCCGCGCTGCTCCGACTGCCGCGCCATGTAATACGCCTTGTTCACCCGCAACGTGCAGCGATATTTATTCAGATGCTGGAGCGAGAAATCGTAATCCTCTTTCAGCGGCAAATTTTCGTCGTATCGAAGCGCGCATCCCCGCATGATCGCCTGGAAAGGCCCGCCGATATACGCCGTCATCGAGAACGGGGTGTACTCGCGATAACACGCCTTGTCGTTGTTGACGTTCAATCCCCACAGGAACGCCCCGAGATCGCGCGCCATGATGGAATATTTCTCGACGAATCCGAGGAACACTTTCGTCTCGACGCGAATCCTCGCAGGCTTCACCGCGTCGCCTTTCTGCCAATAATAAATTCCCTCGAGGTCGTCATCGACGATCAGGCAGACATCCGCTCCGGACCGCAGTTCCCGATCGATGATGTGATTCCGCACACGACAAAGATTCCCCTGCACGCCTTTCGCGCACTCGACGATCGTCACGCCTGGATTCGCGCGCCGATATTCCTTCGCTTCACTGGGATCGACATACACGCGAACGAACGGAAGATAGGCCGGGGTTTCGCATCCAGAGGGCCGCTTATAAGACGGGGCGCAAACCGCAATCCTCATCGGGGAAGGATAATTCCGAGCCACAGCACGCCGTAATGCACGCTGTTCGAATACTGCATCCGATCGAACGCCTTCGCGATGCGCGGGTACCAGTGCCGAAAATAAATCGTCATGTGATCAATCGCCTCCGCGCCGAAATAGATAGACCACCACGCACACGATCACCACGACCCCGAAAAATCCGAATCCAGGGCCGGGGCCGTAATGCGAATAGCCGTAGTACCCGCCGCCGCCGCCGAAAAGCAGAATGAGCAAGATGATCAGTAATAGTAGATTCATTTTTTCCCCCGCTTCCTCGAACTCTCGATCGCGCCCGCCGATCTCTGGATCAACGTAATCGCGTCGTTCCCTTTTACCACGCGCCCGACGCCCGCCGACATAAATCCATCCCGCGCGTGCAACGCCTTCACCGTTGGCAACTCCACGATCGAAAGAAAATTCAGCCAATCGACGCTGTTATCGAAATACAGAACGACGAAGTTATGCTCCTCCAGTAACTCTTCCGTGAACGCGACTTCCGCTTTCGGTTCCTCGCCGCCCGCATCGTCGAGATCGATCGACGCCGCGAGCTCCGCCAGGACTGGATCGACCGATCGCTGCTCGAAATGCACTTCGTTCAAGAGGGATTCGAGAATATCCGGCTTCGCCTTCGCCATCGCGCCGATTGAATTCAGCGTGACGATAATTTTGTTTTCGTCCGACTTCGAAACTGAAATGTAATCCACGGGCACGGTTTTTTCTTCGCGCCGCATCGCCTCTTGTACGCGGAGATGTCCGTCCACAATGTGGCCCGTTTTTTCGTTAACGATGATTTTCTGCACCCATCCGAGTTCGTCCAGGATGCCGACCATCGCCTCGGTCTGCGCTTTCTGGTGCACGCGCCAATTGAACGG